TTTGTAAATATTATTGCAAGCAAGAATGACCTTTTTTACAAAGCACTACAGATTGCACCGGAGCGAATGCGCTACTGCAAGAAGATGGACAGCATTTTGGTAGATAAGCTAAACCGAAAAAAGCCAACAAACATGAGACAAATTGAGGACATTTGGTACGAAGGTTACAGCGAAAGCAGGGGCACACATTACCACAATAGCCGCTACCATTTCCTCAACCTTCACAGCTTTTTCACTGGAAACCATACGGTTGAGCTTAGAGGCTTCAACAGCGAGCTTCACGCAGGAAAGATAAGAAGCTACATTGTTTTAGCTCTCGCCATCAACCATCAAGCCTTAACACAGAAGTGTGCTTCATCAAAGAAGCCGCAGGTTGATAACGAGAAGTTTGCCATGAGAACGTACTTAAACCGGATTGGTTTCATCGGTGACGAATTTGCAAACTGCAGAGAGCATTTAACAGCCGCGCTTTCGGGTTCAGCGGCATGGAGGTTTCGGGCGGCCTGAGCTGCCCGTGAATCCCAAAGACAGGAAGGAGGAATACAATGAGTAACAAACTATACATTGCCTATGGCTCCAATCTTAATCTGGAACAAATGGCTAACAGGTGCCCTACAGCAAAAGTGGTTGGCCCTAGTAAAATAAAAGATTATAGGCTGCTCTTTAGAGGCGCACATGCGGGCGCTGTGGCAACAATAGAGCCTTTAAAGGGAGATATCGTGCCTGTGTTGGTATGGGAAATCACACCTGCAGACGAAGCCGCCCTCGACCGCTATGAGGGATGGCCATTTCTATATCGTAAGGGAATGCTCAAGGTGAGATTGAATGGAAAATCTGTACAGGCAATGGTCTACGTTATGAATGAGGGAAGGCCGCTGGGTCAGCCAAGCTGCTATTACTACAGCACCATTTTAGATGGTTATAAAAGTGTGGATTTTGATGTGGAGATTCTGCGCAAGGCCGTGGCGGATTCTTATGAGGAGGATGATGTATGAACGACACCATAAGAAATCAGATTCTTGCCATCAGGGATACAGGCGAAACTAACATGTTTGATATCCCAGTCGTAAAAGGCATTGCTCTAAGAGAAGGCTATACAGAACTACTAAATTATCTTGAAAAGCATAAAGGCGCTTATGTCCGTTTTATTCTTACAGGCGATCATAAGATAGAATAAACTTATTGCTCATAAATCATTCGTGAAGGAACTCTGTATAAGGGTTCCTTTTTTCATATCTATAAGGAGGTGGCGGCTATACGCAAACTGAAAACATACAAGCCGACCATCTTTAAAGCAGATGGCTCGGCGTACAACAAGGATGCAGCGGATGTGGCAGTGTCCTTTATTAATTGCCTATGTCATACAAAGGGAGAGTGGTATGGACAGCCATTTGAACTGATTGACTGGCAGGAGCAGATTGTTCGTGATGTGTTTGGCATTTTAAAGCCTAATGGCTATCGTCAATTCAATACCGCTTATATTGAAATTGCCAAGAAACAAGGAAAGTCGGAGCTTGCCGCAGCGATTGCACTATTGCTTACTTGTGGAGATTTTGAACATGGCGGTGAAGTGTATGGCTGTGCATCCGACAGGCAACAGGCTTCCATTGTTTTTGATGTAGCGGTGGATATGGTAGAACAGTGCCCGGCTCTTAAGGCAAGGATTAAACCAGTGTTATCCCAGAAAAGACTTGTATATAAACCGCTTGGTAGTTTTTATCAAGTGTTGTCTGCAGAAGCCTATACCAAACATGGTTTAAATGTACATGGCGTTGTTTTTGATGAGCTGCATGCACAGCCCAATAGGCAGCTTTTTGATGTCATGACACATGGTTCCGGCGATGCCAGAAAACAACCATTATATTTTTTAATTACTACTGCTGGGAATGATCATCACTCAATTTGCTATGAGGTGCATCAAAAAGCCAAGGATATCCTGAAAGGGCGAAAGGTTGACCCTACATTCTACCCAGTCATTTATGGTGCTGAAGAAAACGACGACTGGACAGATCCAAAAGTGTGGGCTAAAGCCAACCCCTCGATGGGAATCACTGTAGACATTGAAAAGATACAAATTGCTTGTGAAAGTGCAAAGCAAAATCCCGCTGAAGAGAATCTGTTCAGGCAGCTTCGTTTGAATCAATGGGTAAAACAATCGGTGCGCTGGATGCCTATGGAAAAATGGGATAAATGCGCATTTGCTGTGGACCCACAAAGCCTTAAGGGACGGGAGTGCTATGGTGGTCTTGATTTATCATCCACTACTGATATCACGGCTTTTGTACTTATCTTCCCGCCTGAGTATGAGGGGGATAAATACATTATTCTCCCCTACTTCTGGATACCGGAGGATAACCTGGACCAAAGGGTAAAGCGTGATCATGTGCCTTATGACGTTTGGGAGAAACAAGGCTTTTTAAACACCACCGAAGGAAATGTAGTGCATTATGGCTACATTGAAAGCTTCATTGAGGAGCTAGGCTTAAAGTACAACATTAGAGAAATTGCCTTTGACCGATGGGGTGCTGTTCAGATGACCCAAAACCTTGAGAATCTTGGGTTTACGGTGGTTCCTTTCGGTCAGGGATTTAAAGATATGAGTCCACCAACGAAAGAGCTTATGAAGCTTACCTTGGAGGAAAAACTGGCACATGGCGGTCAACCGGTGCTTCGTTGGATGATGGATAACATCTTCGTTCGCACCGATCCAGCCGGAAACATTAAACCGGACAAAGAAAAATCTACTGAAAGAATAGATGGTGCGGTAGCTACCATCATGGCTCTTGACCGAGCAATCCGCTGCGGCGGAACAGGTAATTCTGTGTATGACGGTCGAGGGCTTCTTATTTTGTAACAAAGGAGTGTGGCACAGATGGGACTATTTACAAGTATTTTTAAAGCACGTGATAAGCCGCAAGATAGAACAGCTGGTAGCAGCTATAGTTTCTTTTTTGGCGGTACAACAAGCGGTAAACCGGTGAATGAGCATACGGCAATGCAGATGACTGCGGTTTATTCCTGTGTAAGAATTCTTGCTGAGGCAGTGGCAGGACTTCCTCTTCACTTATATAAATACACAGAAAATGGTAGTAAAGAGAAAGCGCTTTCTCACCCGCTGTATTTCTTATTGCATGATGAGCCTAACCCAGAGATGAGCTCTTTCGTTTTCCGCGAAACGTTGATGACACATCTATTGTTATGGGGTAATGCCTATGCCCAGATTATTCGAAATGGCAAAGGTGAAGTCATCGCACTGTATCCGTTAATGCCGAATCGCATAGCGGTTGACCGAGATTCCAATGGTGCTCTCTATTATTCCTATACCAGATATTCGGACGAAGTGGCCACGATGAATGGAGTGACCGTCACACTAAGGCCAAGTGATGTGCTGCATATTCCCGGTTTAGGATTTGATGGCCTTGTTGGGTATTCGCCAATTGCGATGGCTAAGAATGCCATTGGAATGGCAATTGCCTGTGAAGAGTATGGAGCTAAGTTCTTTGCTAACGGAGCAGCGCCGGGAGGAGTCCTTGAACACCCTGGTACAATTAAAGACCCGCAAAAAGTGAAGGACAGCTGGAACACAGCTTATCAAGGAAGCGGCAATTCTCACCGCGTGGCAGTACTTGAGGAAGGTATGAAATATCAACCAATAGGCATATCGCCAGAGCAAGCACAGTTTTTAGAGACAAGAAAGTTTCAGATTAATGAAATCGCTCGAATTTTTCGTGTACCTCCACACATGGTTGGAGATCTCGAGAAGTCGAGCTTTTCTAATATTGAGCAGCAGTCGCTGGAGTTTGTGAAATACACCCTTGACCCTTGGGTAATTCGCTGGGAGCAGGCTATCAGCCGAGCACTTTTGCGGTCTGATGAGAAGAAGCATTATTTTGCTAAGTTCAATGTGGATGGGCTGCTTCGTGGTGATTATGTTTCCCGGATGAACGGTTATGCGACCGCCAGACAAAATGGCTGGATGAGCGCCAATGATATCCGAGAACTGGAGAACCTTGACCGAATACCAGCTGAACTTGGCGGCGATTTATACCTTATCAATGGTAATATGACC